ATGCTCACCGAGAACTCTGCCTCGTCCCTGTCCAGGCCAGAGAGAGGGTCTCCAGCGCTGTTGACGATGATCTGCGTCGCAGAGTTGCTGTCTGTCGGGTAATGCCAAAACGCAGGAGCCGACGCCAGCGAGCCATTGAACGAGAACGTGGCTGGACGGAGCCAAGGGATAGTCTCCGTCTCGTCGAGGTACTTGTAGTTGTACGTGACCTTGTAGTGGAACGGAGACTCGCCGTCCTGCTGCGTCGTCGACTCGACGAGATACGCGTTGACGTCGTCGGGGTGCTGCTCACGCCATGCGATGCCTGGAGCCGCCGCGACGTTTCTGAGATTTGGGTTCTGGACGTTGGTCCTGACGAGGAAGATTCGCTGGTACGTCGGCACGCCAGTGAGGTCGGCATTGCGAGACCGTCCACGGAACATCTCGCGGCAGTCGACGATTCCGGCGAGCGTGCTCGTCCACGGGTTTCCTGTGACGCCCCCTGGTGTTCCGTTACCCGTTGGCTCTGGCATTGCTTACCGTCCCTGCATGTTGAGAAGAACTGGCGCTGCTTCCGGTTCGTCGGCAGCCTCGGCGAGCAGCCGCGTGTTTCTGGCGATCTCAAGTTGAGCCTTGAGCGACGGGTTGTCGTTGCCGCGAAGAATCCGGAAGAACGTGTCGACGCCTCCCTTGCTGCGAACATCTGAAGACTCGACAGCCCGACGGTCCGGAGCCAGACGGTCGAGGGCTGGCTTCATGTCTTCCTGAAGTTGAGCCTGGAGCGTCATCTTCCGCTGGTTGAAGTCCTCTTCTCCGATCGTGCCCTTGAGCATCTCCAGTTGATTCAACTGGTCCTTGAACTTCTGGACCGGGCTCTGCTCCTCAGCGCCTGGGATAGACTGACCAAGTTTCTCCATCGCCATCCGGAACTTCTCAGGGTTGTCCTTGCCGTCCTTGCCGTATGCCTCTTCGATCTTCTTTCGCTGCTCGACGATACCGCTGGCAAAGTTGTTTGCCTCGTTGCCAGCGCCCAGGGCCTCGTCTCTCTTCCGCTGAGCGTTGATCCTGGCCTGAGTGGCCTCGTCGGACGTGATCCGCTTGTTGGGGTCAGTCGCGTTGGCGGCTTCGTCGATCTTCTTCATCTGCTCTTCGAAGACTTGCTGCGGAGTCTTCTCGACCCCAAGCGACGACAAAAGATTGTCCCTGGCCTGCTTCACGGCACGGTCGAACAGTGCGAGTTGATCGGCGTTGCCTTTCAGGCTCTCGCGAACCTGATCGAGCGGCTTCCCAGCCATGCCGAACTGATCGGCAATGTTCTCGATCGCGCCAGAGAACTCCTCAAACGGGGTCTTCGTCACGCCGATCGCGGACATGAAGTCGTCGCGGAGTTTGCGAGCCGCAGACGCTGCTTCTTCGTGGGAGATCGTCCCCTCACCGACGGCGTCCGAGAGCCGATCCTGCGCCTCTGAGAGCACTTCAATGGCTGGCTTCTGGACCCCAAGACTTGCCTTTGCTGCGTCCGAGTTCTTCTTCATTGCCTCTTGGAACTCTTCGTACTGCTCAGGGCTCAGTTTCTGCTGAATCTCCTGCATCGACATGCCAGTGACGCCAAAGATGTCGGCGATGTTGTCAGCGCCAGCCTTGAGTTGCTGCGTGGCACTTCCGTCGAGGCCCACTGCCTTGCGTCGCTCGATGTCGAGTTTTGTTCTCTCGGCGCTCTCTCTTGCTGCGCCAAGGCCTCTTGAGCCCTCTGCGGATGTGAACGCATTTCGCCCGTACTGATCCTGGGCAGACGCCTCGGCGAACGCTTGCTCCCTCTCCCTGAGAGAACTACCGGCTGTCTTGCCGAATGTGCTCTCGACCATCTGCTTCTGCTCTGCGACAGTCGCGAGAGACTTCTCCTGGGCAGTGAGAGACTTGTTGTCCTGAATCTCCTTGAGTTTCTTCCGGTACTTCTCGACCGGAGTCAGGAAGGCGTCCTCCAGTGCTTTACGAATGTCAGACGCAAAAGACGTGTCTGCTTCGATCTTCCCCATGTTGCGATCGAACTTCGCCTTGGCGTTCTCTCTCGCCTGCTCTGCGGCACGCATTGCAGACTGTCCCTTGCCGAACTCGCCGCTCTGAAGGCCCTGCTCAATGGCGACGAGTTCGTCTTGGTAAGACAAAGCGAACTTCTCTGCCTGCTTCTTGACCTCGTCGGACGTCGGAAAGAAGCGATCGGTGGTCAGGTTGCTGCCAAGGTCTTGCCCACGCATGGCGGCTCTGGTCTGAGCGAAGGCGTCTTGAACAGCCTTCTTCATCCCCTCGGCAGACTGCTGTAGTTGTTCTGGCGAAATCACGTCGGCGAGGTTCAGGTTCTCATTGAGTCTGGCCCGAATCTCGCTGGCCCTTCTTTCGAATGCTTCAAGTGCGGTTTCAGACCGCTTGACTCCGTTCTCGTCGACAATGACTTGAACTTGGATTGTGTTGTCGGCCAGTTGCTGCTGAAGACTGTCGAAGTCAGCCCGAGCCGCCAGGAAAGCCTTTCGTCCAGCCTCTCCAAAACGCGCGGCGTCGAGAGAAAGGTTGACCATCTCCTCGCGTGCATCGGCGAGTGACGAGTACAACGCCTGCGAGTCATCGACAGGGACTTCGATGTCTTGTCCAGTTGATCCGACAGCGTTTGCAACGGACATCTGAGCAGTAACGGTTGCCTTCTGCTGTGCCCTTCTGGACGCCACCACCTCTGCAACGCTCGACGTTGCGGCATCTACCTTCTCAGGAGTCTTGATGCCTTGAACCTGAAGGATGATGCTTCTGATGAGTCTCCCGAAGAAGCCAGAAATGTTGTTGTACGCCGTCATGAACGCGTTCGTCATGGCGTCCGCAATCGCAGACGCTGCCTCTGCCATGCCTTCGAACGTGAGCAGTTTTCCAACATTATCGCCGAAGTTGGCGAAGTATTCGTACAGCCTGCCGAAGTTCTGGTAGACGGCCAGCAACGCAACGCCGATTAATGCGAGGCCAGCAGTGGCAATGACGAAGGCGGCGTACATTGCAACGCCGGTAACCAGCGCCGACGTGGCCATCGCTGCGTTTCCGGTGATCACGACCGCAATCTGTGATATAAAGGGCTGGACAAAGCCTTGAACAAAACCGTAGTACATCATCAAGAAACTAGCGACGATCCTCTGAGACGCCTGGATTGAGTTGACCAGCAAGTTCATCATGACGGTCCTGAGGGTAGTAAATATCGCCCCCCAGTTCAGCGCCCTTAGAGCGGCATATCCTCGCATGATGATCTGCCAGAAATCGATTCGGAATCGCGTCCCGATCGCGGCGAAGATGCCGCCCAGCACGGCAAGCGATCCAAACGTCTGCGCTATGAACACGATTCTCTCGATCGCAGTGGCGCCTTCTTTGAGCGAGCCATTCAGTTCCATATAGAAGACGCGGGCGACGTCCTCTGCGACGTCAAGCATTCTCTCAAGAGGTACGAGCAGTAGTTTGACCCCGTCGCCGACTGCTTTAAAAAGTGGGCCAGCGGCAGCGGCGTCAGTAAATGCTGCTCCGAACTGGAGAAGTACACCAACTAACCTCAGAAAGATATTGATAATCCGTGCGCCAACTTCTAGGAACTGCTGGAATGGAACCGTCGCAGCGGCGAAGACAGTCCGAAGAGGAGAAAACGCAGATGCGGCTCCTCCAGCGATGTCTGCGAAGACATTCATAACGGCGGCTTGAAGAGGAGCAAACGCCACCAGAGTGGTCTCGGTGAGGTTCGACATCGCTTCGCCCGCTCTGTCGAATGCGGTGTCGACGTCTTCAAACAGCGAGAAGTTCATCCCGCTGAGAGTTGTTCCAAGTCGCCGAGAGTCGTTTTCTGCCTCGCGAAGTCCCTTGAGTGCCGGAAGCACATTGACTGCCTGCCGACCGAACAGGTCAAACGCGATGGCAGCCCTATCAGCCGCATCTCTGACGCTGACCAAGCGACCGGCGACGAGCGCGAAGACTTGCTGCGGAGTCTTGTTCCGTAGTTCATCTATAGAGATTCCGAGCCTGTCAAATGCAAACTTGGCTTCTTGTGCTTCTTGAGTTCCCAGTTGACCGATTCTGACCTTGCTGACGTTCGTGTAGAACGACTGCTGCGCTCTTGCGAGTTGACTCATTCCGACACCGGCAGACCTAGCCGCGTAGTCCAAGACAAGCATCTGCTCAACGGTGGAGCCGAATCGATCGGCCATGTTGCGGATGCCTTCGGCCTCGGAGCCAATCCTGGCAAGCGACTCGCGGAACTCACCCGAAGCGACCCTGGAGAGAGTGAGTACGTTCAGAAGCCCAGAGAGATACCGCGACGCGGAGACGGCAAACGACGAGACGCTTCCGCCAGCCTTCTCCATGGCTCCCGCGAAGAACTCTGCCCACGACGTCGAAGTCTTGAACGACTCAGCGATGGCTACGAACGCGCCCCTGGCTGCATAGACACCGGCGGCACTCGCTGCCGCTGCGCCAGCCATTGCTGACCATCTGGCGACGTTCTCGCGGGCCTCCTCTGTCAGGCCAGCAGACGCAACCCTGGCCACAGCCATGACGGCTGCGAAGGCTCCGACTCCAACGACGGCTGAAGTAGTCGCAGCACCGAAAGCGGCCATAAGTCTGGCGGTTGCCGACACACTTCCGCCAGCGGCAGCGATGGCTGTCTTGAGACCGCCAGAGTAGCGAAGGAACACTCCCGTCGCTGCCGTGGCACCGGCAACGACAACTCCCCAGTTTTGAATAGTCCTCTCTGCTCGCCCGACGGCGGTGATCACACCGCTTACAGACGCAGACGTCCCATCGAGCACGTCCCCAACGGCTGACACGGCAGAGGCAGAAGACTTGAGGACCGTCCCCGTAGACTTGCCCAGTTCAACGAGAGATTCGCCGTACTCCTTGATCTGCGAAGATGCCGACGCAAGAAACTCGCCGCCGAGTGAGCCCGAAACCCTGACCTTTACAGTCGGGCTCTTCTTGTCTATTTCGTCTTCAAGTTCCTCGACCTCTTTGACTGCCCGCTTGACCTCGCTTGTGTCAGCCGCTGGCTTGATGTCAAAGGACTTGCTCGACGCATCTGACATCTTCTTCGAAAAGCCATCCACTGACTTTTGAAGTTCCTCAAGCATCTTGCTGGCACTTGAGACACCTTCCTCAAGTTGGCCAATGTCAGACGTGAATACTACAGAGAGGGTTCCGATAGTTGCCATGAGACTTGGTTACCCCCGTGGCATCGCGGCAGCGAGTTTAGAGAGTTCGCCCATCATCTCGCCGACGGTTTGCTGACGCTTACGGTGGCTTGGCATGAGCATCTCCTCTTCTAGACGCTTGCAGCCCCACGCAGTGCATAGAGCCGTGGCGACACGGGCAGCCTGACGCCACTCGTCCCCCCATGGTTCAATAGACCAGTAAGACTCCCACTCTGCGAGTTCCGCAGCGTCTACTGTCTCTAGAAGTTCCGCGTGCGACCGTCCGAGCGCCAGTGCGAGCCGAAACTCAAACAGGCGTCGTGGCCGCTCTAGGAGTTTTTTGCCAGATCATCGACGTCTTCCTTGCTGAAGCGGTTCAACTTCATGCACTCGGAAAACAGGCGATCGAGCACGGCAGCCGACTTTTCGCCGAGAGTCGGGATTTCCGCCTCGGAGAAGATTCGCTTGCCTTCCTCGTCGCAGAGGCACTTGGCGACCAGTTTCGCCCGTACCATGTCGACGCTCTTGTTGCCGTTGACGAACTCGGACTCAAAGCGGTCACGCTCCGTTCCGGTCATCACCCGCAACTTGACCTCGCCGCCCCATTCGGGAACGTCGAAGCCGACCATCTTCTTGTCATCAGCCTTGAGAATCGCTTCCTTGCTCAGAGCCATCGAAGTGCCTACCTTCCTGAAATCTTAAAGGACGCCGAACCACGCATTAACTCACCGACCGAGCCAGACAACTGCAACTGAGTCATCAGTGCCGTTTGACTGTTGATGTATGTAGCGACGCCTGTTGCGCCGTCTCCTGTCTTCATCGCGAACGTCAGGAGCCGCTTGCTTCCAACCATGGTGAGGTTAGAGGCAGTCGCCATGTTCGTTCCGCACAGAAACTCGACCGTCAGTTCGTTGCCGTATTTTGCAGACACGCAACTGTCATAGTCCCGTACAACCAACTTGCGGTTGGAGTTGTACGGGTCACTGACTACTTCAGACGACATGGACGTCATGTCAATCTCGCTGCCTGCGTCAGCAGACACCGAGACTGATGTGACAATCAGCGAGTGGGTGCCCCACGTAAGAGTTGCGCCGTGCCCGCTGAGAAAGTCCATACAGTCAAACTAACTCTGAGAGATACGCAGCGTCGCCGAGCCCTTGATCAGTTCGCCAGCAGCGGCCTGCAACTGAGCAGACGTGCAGAGGGCGACCGTCGGGAGGGCCGAGATAAGCGCCGAGTTGCTGCCGGTGCTGTCGACGGTAAAACGAAGAACGCCCGTTGCGGTCATCTGCGGGAAGTCAAGGCCGTAGAACTCAATGGAGAGTTCGTCTCCGTCTTTGATGGGGGCAGGACGGTACGAACGAAACGCACCTTGCGGGGTGTTCAGGGCCGAGACGTCGACCTCGCTCACCTTCTTGTTGAACGAGATGGAAGTAAGAAGAAAAGTCTGGCCAGAAAACGAGAACGACAAGCCTTGTGCGGATTCGAATGCCATTGTTACGCCCCTCCTTGGACGCTTTCGTGAAACCTAACCTCGTAGACCTGATCGACCCTGTACAGTGGTTTGGCCTGTCCCTCCGGTGGACGCTCCATGTTGTCCGCTTCGGAGACCAGGGCCGCATATACGATTGTCAGCCCGTTGTACCCACCCGTAAAGTTGTCAACTTTTAATCTCAGAGCATCTGCAATGTCTTTGGCTTCGGTGTATGTCTCAGAGACGATCGACACAGAGAACGTCGCGACCGGCCTGCCGACGTTTCCGACCAAGGTCCGCTCGCGGCGTGTCCCCGTCCTGCGGTAGACGACCAGCGGGAACGGTGCGTTTTGCGGAGCCAGGATGGGGTGGATTCCGGCCGTCGTGCCTGAATCCAGCCTGGAGCGAAGCCACTTCTCAGGAGATGCCACGGGATAGTTCCTCTGAGAATCTGGTGGACATGAACTTCACGCCCTCTGGGGCGTAGGCGTCGAAGGTCTCTTCAAGGACCGACTCCAGTTCTTCAGGCTTGACCCACTTCTTCAGGACAGACCGTCCCTTGGTTCTGGGCCTGAGGGCACTGTCGAGACTTGAGTCTCCGGAAGTCTCCACCCCAGGCTCGTAGCCGACCTCGCCAGATTCAGCGTCAGACGAGAAGACCACTGAGTCCCTGAGTTGCCCGCTATATCCCTTGGGCGTAGCAGCCCTGAGCCTCGCCGAGAAACGCTGCGACACGTCTGCGAATACGGTCTCTCGGTCGAGCGACGTAGGAACTCTCCGGAGAGCGTCCATCACATCGTCCAGGCCTTCGATGCTGATGTCGATCACAGCACTTGCTCCCGGCAGACAAGTTTCTGGGACTCGCGGTTGTTCTGCTCGCTGATCTGGACGATGTCGAGCGTCCGGTTTGGAGTCCTCGACTCCCAGATCAGCCGCATGCCAGCCTTCAGGGACGGCATGTACCGGAACTCCACCTCATGGGTGGCGACCGTGTAAGGCTCCTGGGCACTCATGACCTCGTCGACGCGGAGCCCGCGAATCGCTGCCCGACGCTTGGCCAGTGCGGACCATGTGAGAGTCGACTCCCCGTAGTCGTTCGTCTGCTCGACGGCGACCTCGATTCTGACAGACTCTCTCAAGTCACCAGCGCGAAGAGGCATTATCGGTACTGGCCCCAGTCCAATGATCCAAGCATGATGTCGACGGCCATCGGGACTGGATTCATGCCGCCCTGGACGACCGCTTCTCGGTTGGAATACCAATGAGCCAAGATCATCAAGATGCTGTGCTTGGCCGGTGGGGGCACGTCCGCTGGGCTCTCGCCGTAGCCTGCGAAGTACGTGACGACAACGTCGTTCTCGGCCCCACGGCACGTCGGCCACGTACCGTTCCACTGCGGCCTGATGACGGCAGGAGTCGCGTCCATGTCAGTCCGGAAGTTCGTGTACGCAACAGGCGTAGTCGAGCCGCTGGACGGCACGTACATGACGGTCACGTTGCCGACCATCATGGGTGGCCTGGGGAGTTCAATGTCCCATGATGGAAAGCAGTCGAGTTTCATCTGCCACTGAGACTTGATGAGAGTCCTGTCTGTCACAGTCTCTACGTGGTGCCTCGCGGCTGAGATCAAGTTCTGGATGTAGAGATCGTCGTCTGTGAAATCAGCGTCGATTCTGAGATGAGCCTTGGCCTCAGCGATCGACACCGGCTCTACGAGAGGGCCAGAGATACGCTTCAGGGACCTGTACCGGAGATTCCCTCGCTGGACCATCTCGTAGTACATGCTCATGGCTTCCTCCTGCGGCCCTGCATGGCCCTCTCAGCCGCCTCTGGCTGTCGCGACACTGCTGCCTCAACGTCCAGCGAGCGGGCTTCTGAGGGCTCCTCAGCGATTCCATTGAAGAGCCAGTTGCGGCCAGTCGGCTCAAACACCTCGACCGTGTCGCCCTTCTTGTGATAGGACCAGTCTTTCAGGAGACGTACCTTCATCGGCTCGACACTCCTGCGTGCTCAGGTGATCCCCAGGCCTCCGGTGGTCGCCGCCCGCCGCTGTTCCAGTAGTGATTCGGGTACTGGTGGATCGCCTTGAGACTCTGGTTTGGCCAAGTGATCACAAGTTCTGCGTGACCGATGGCAACCTGAGGACAGATGGCCAGGGTGTTGCCGCATTCACGCCACTTGCGCCAGAAGAAGATGTCCGGATCGCATCTTGGCGTGACGTCTTTGTCGCTCTCGTTGTCGTTGCTGAGGTCCCGCCAGTCGCCGTCGCTCGTTGGGACTCCAAGGAACCACGGCTTCGGCATCCTGCGGAGAGCACTGCACCGGAGCAGGGTGAGGCCGAAGTGAGCGCTCTCGACTTCTTGGGCGGGCTGTTCCCACCACTCAGCAGGAAGCGTTACAGTGCCGTCGCCCTTGCCAGTCATGCCCTTGGGCGTGAACATCAACTTCTGGTCGTCTCGCTTGGTCTGGAGAGGCGCGATTGCGTCATACCCAGTGATCATCGCAGCAGAGACTAGACGGGCAATGCACTCTGGCTCAAAAACGGAATCGTAATCCATTGTGCATATGAAGGTATTACCGGCCTCCTCGCTCGATTGCTGCGTGAGGATATTCGACATGACCTGATCCCAAAATGCGCCGGTCCCCTTTGTCAAAGGGATGCCGTATTGGGAAAAGGCCTGAATCGAACAGTAATAGTTGTCCATAAAGCCTAATCGCGGGACGCTGATGCATCCCGCGATCTTGACTTCATGCTCTACATTGCCAACAAGTACGCGCATGTACCACAAGCCTCTTGGTGATAAGACGACGGCTTGGGCATCCGTGCCCGACTAAAACCCTCCGTGGTCGAAGCCGTCCTTGGCCTCGCCTGAGTTTGTTTTCAGCCGCTCACAAACGTGTTGACAGCAGCACCAGCAGCGTTGATCGGCATGTCTTCCTGCTTCGCAAGACGAGCGACCGTAGCGATGGTCGCAGGGTTACCCGGCGTCGTGACGACGGTCAGGTAACGCTTCTTGCCACGGCAGTCGATGTTGAACCGACACACAGCACCGACGTTGCCGGTCGTCGCACCGGCGTTGCCGGTCGTCGACACGGTAAAACCGCTGAGGTCAGCCTGACCGCTGCCAGCCGTATCCGACTGCTGAACCTTCAGGACGCTGGCGTAGGCCGACGTCGCAGCAGTGAAGGTGCTGTACACCACGTCCACCGACACGTAGTCGGCACCGTAAGTGTCGATCTCATGGCTGTGGGTCGCATTGGTAGCAACGCTCGCCGTGATCTTCGCGGAAGTCTTCGTACCTTCGATGTAGTTCACGTTCTATGTCTCCAGACAGGGTTTAGGAAGGAAGTTGGAAGTGTGTCCGTACTATCACGACGCAGCGGTCTTGAGAGCAACGATCGGGCCAGCCTTGGTCGCGTCGCCGCAGTCGTTGGTGACGCAGTCGAAGCGAGTGGTGGCGACAATCAAGGTCTGGTCCAGTTCCGCGTAGCGGTCCGTCGAAGTCTTGAGCGTCAGGCCACGGCGGGTGCCGTAGATCGAACTCATCGACAGGTCGCCGAAGAGGAACTTCACAACACCGGGATCGCTGCCGACGGCACTCGAAAGGGTGTGAACGAAGACCACTGGATATCCGAGCAGACGCAACTCAGTCGGAGCGGCGAGGTTGGTCGCCGTGTTGCCGCCAGAGAGCCCCACGTTGTTGACGAGGCCGAGACGCTGCACGCTGGCCGCGAACACAGCCGGATTCACGAACCACTTGGCATTACCACGGGCGTAAACCGGGAGTCGACCAGCGGTGGCGATCAGGTCGTCAACGTCGAGCGTGAGAGCCGAGACGTTGCCGCTGGCAGCCGTTACAAGGCTGCCGTTGTGGGTGCCGTCGTTGATCTTGGTTGCGGCACCAACAATACCACCGTGGTCCCCGCTGCCTGTCCCGACGAAGCCCACAGTATCTACGAGTTCCGCGACAGACCTTGCGATCTCGCCTGTGATGTAATCTGCAAGATTTAGTACAGAGTCTTCCAAAATCTCCGAAGACATCCTGTTACTAACTGCGACCTTTTTGCAGACGAGTTGCACCCGATCCCAAGCAGCGTCGGAATCAGTGATGCTACTATTTTCCCCAATAAAGTAAGCCTTGAGCCCGCCGGTTCGCCGGGGGATTACAAGGGTATCCGACTTCATCTGGATGTTACGGGCATTCGCAGGATATGCTCCGAACTGTTCAACAAGGACGATCACCTCATTGAGAACTTCCTCTGCCGTGAAAATGCCGCCAGCCGAGTTAACACCCTCAGCCAGGGCACGGCTGTCGACGACGCCGTGGTCGGCACACCAACGAGCAGCGTTCTGGTCCTTGAGCAGCGTGGCCTTGTAGAACTGGCCAGCACGGTACGCACGCTCTTCAGCGTTGGGACCCTTGAAGTTCTTGAGACGACCGGCACCTGGGAGATTGGAGTAAATCTGCACCGAACGACCCTCCTTGGACGTGTTTCGAACAACCGCCGACTCACCGGCGGGGGTGGACTTGTCGAGGACGGTCCGGAGTTCCAACTCCTTCGCAGCGACCCCCTCGTAGAACGTGATCTTTTCGCGGAGTTTCTCAGCACGCTCACAGAGGCAGCGCAACTTCTTCTCCTTCTCTTCGTCTTCGGCGAGGGCGCCCTCAGCGTCCTCGACGCCTTCCGGCTTGTAGCCGTTCTCCTCGACGTCCTCTTCCTCGTCGTCGGTCTTCGCGTGAGGCATGTGCTCGCTGCGATCGTCGGCAGTCTCGTCCTGCATCGCGCCCATTTCGGCGAGGACAGCGGCCAGTTCGTCAAGGAGAGACTTGATCTTCGCCGAGGATTCCATGGTGATGCGTTTCCTTCTTCTCGTAGAGTGAGTTGCCTTGCCGCGTGTAAACGACAAGGTTCAAAATACGGGACGAAAGAACATCACCCGAAGAGAGTCAAAGTTGTGTCACACAACTTTTTCTTGCGTGGCTTTGCGCCACGAACGGTCGGCGGCAACGACAGAGCGTGCTTGAGCGCCGCATGAACTGCATCGGAGGTATCGAACTTGGTACTCGCCGCACGGCTTGCTGGTGCGAGTCGTCATCCGTCCACGACTGCACGCCCGACACTTATCGCCGCTTTGGGTCATGACTTCTTCTTCTGGAGTTTCTCGGCAGTGACCGCAACGACGGTCCCAACAATGCCTGGGACTAGCGGGATGGCCACGGTGGCAATGACATCGCCTGCTGCGTTTGCCGTGACCTTGAATCCCTTCTTGACCAGGGACGATAGATAAGACGGTGATCGCGACTTGACCAAGACGCTGACGTCCTTGGGTGAGTTTTCCTGGGCGATCTTCTTGACCTGGGATATCTCAGACGACGTCAGAGTGCCAGACTTCCTGGCTGGGGTGACAATGAAATGCTTCTCCCCCATAGCCACGTCGAAGAGTTTCTTGCCTGTCTTGTCTTTGACAGTGAGCGAGAGTTTCCCGCTGGATACTTTAGCAACTGAGCCCGTCGATCCGCCGAGCCTTTTTACGAGACTAGCGACTTGCTTCTCGCTGGAGCCGATCTTCTCGATCTGCTTCATGACGCGAGTGGGCTGCATGCTGTTGTCATAGAGCCCCTTCACGGCGCCTGTTGCGGCACCAATGGCTGCGCCCTTGGCGATGAACTGAGGGACTGGGCCGGTCACCCCCAGAGTGATCGCAGCGCCCTTAATAGCCCCACTGACGGCTCCCTCTGCCGCATCGGCCAACTTCCCAGAGGCACACGTATTGCCCTTCTGAAATCCGCCTGAGCCGTTCCCGCAGTTACGGGACTGCGAGAACGCCATCAGGCTCGCGATCCGGCACTCGGCGCTGCTGGTCATGCCCTGCGTGCCTTGAGGAACTCGATCGTGTCGCGAGCCACTTGGCGAGGATCGTGCGACCGCTTGCCCTTCTTTCGCTTGATCTCGTCGCCCATCTTCTTGAACGCTTCAGCCGACTTGCCACCGCTGAACGGATACTTCTCGGTCTTGCTCCCGTCTGGGTGGAGGCCCTGGACGTATCCCTCGTCTGTGCCGACTTGCTTGGGAGTCCACGGGAAGGTGTCGCCCTTGCTCCACGTCTGCACGCCGCCGCCTTCGTCGGCCATGCCTTCGGCCTTACCGCCCTTGCTCATCTGCTCTTCGCGAGCCTTGTCGAGGAAGTCCTGAGCCTTGGCGGTCTTCGTCGGGCTCTTGTTGTCCTTGGTCTTGTCCCACTCCATGTACTTGCTGTCTTTGGGTCCTGCCGACGTGCCAGACGTCTCTTCGCCAGTCTTCTTGCCAGACGACTTCTCCTTCCCGCTCGCTGCTGCCTTGCCGCCGCCGCCAGCGCTTGAGCATGAGTTGTCGATGCCCTCGCCCTCGCCTCTGGGGCAGAAGGCTCGCTTGGACTTCTTTGCCGACAGCGGCTTGACGTAGTTGACGACGCCAGAAGGCGCTTTTCTTCCTGCAATCGGAGTCGACCGAACGAACCCAAGAGAAGACAGCAACTTCTGCGAGGCAGTGTCGCTGTAGTTTGTCGAGGTTGTCACAGCCGACGCCCCAGCCGCAGTGGCCATCTTCTCTGCCTTGGCGACGCCAGACTTGCTGGCCTTTGGAACAGTGATCCTTCCTGCGTCGTCGACGAGCGTGTCACCGCTGAGATAGTGGATCGTCGTGCCGCTGGCTTCCTTAATCAACTTGTCGGAAGTGACCGTGTAGTTGTCGTTGCCGTTCCTAACAAAGAATCCCTTGAAGCCTGGAGTCTCCATGAACTCCGAGTCTTCGCCAGCCTCTCTGACGACTGCGTTGAACTTCTCGTCAGAGATTCCGGCCTTCTTTGCGGACTTTGATGCCTTCATCATCCCGGCGAGTTTCTGCTCGTCCTTGCTCCCGCCGCTCGATGGAACCTTCAGCGGGCCAGACTCGTCGCTGCCACTAAAGTAGTGAGCCGCAGCACCGGCCACTCCACCAACGACTGCGCCAGCCAGGGCGCCAGGGAGACCGGCGAGGAGCCCAAGGGCAGCACCGGCGACCGCACCAGTTGCAGCAGACCCGGCAGTGGTCGAAGGCGAGTTATCGTACGCGTCTTTCGCGTCCTGGGCCTTCTTCCAGTCGATGCCCTTCTTCATTCCGATGGTGTTCTTCGGTGCGTCGCTGCCGCCGCTCTCGCCGTCCTTGCCGCAAGAGTTATCAATGCCGCCGCCGCTGCCCGTCTTACAGAACGCCCGCGACTCTAGAAACTCGCGAGTCTTAGCCAACTCTTCGGCAGCCTTGGCCTTGGTCGCATTGCGAGACTCAGTGCGGCTCGACTTCTCGGCGACGAACTGCTGGTAACTCCGCTTCGCGACTGCGACAGTGGCGTCGCCGTAGGCTGGGTATGTGACGGGGCCACAATCCAGAAGAGACTTGATCTTCGTGACCAGCCGCATGGAGCGACCGTTCTCGTAGGTCCACTTCTCGCCGCCGTCGGCGACGACGAAACTGAAACTCGATCCCTTGAGGTCTCCGCGAGCGATGCTCTCGGCAATGTCAGATCGTGACTCAGGGAGCGAGCACTCGTATCGCAGGCCCTTCTCGTCGACGTACATCTTCATGGTGGTGGGGAACCTGCCCAGGAGATGATTTGGGTCGTGGTTGAACAGGCAGCGAGTCTCTAGCGGCCTGCCTTCGCTGTCGGTTCGTGACTCGACGAGGTCAAACGCTGCTGGATCAATCCGCTCAACAAAGTCCCCCATGAGCAGCGAGTCCTTGCCGAATCGGGCCGCATAGCCCACAACGTACGTCTGAGGCTTTCCGGTCGCTGGATCAGCACGCCGCTCGACCTTCAGGAGGTCTGGGTCTTGAGCATCTGCGTGGCTGAAGTTTCCAAGAAAGCGTCGCTCTACGTTTGGCTGCACTGGGGCACTCCTTTGCTCGTCAGGTTTGGGTTCGAAATACCGTTCGACAACTTGCCGCAACTCTTCGGCGACGGGCTGCCGCTCTGGGTCTTCCTCGATCCTCTTCAGGCACTCCTCCTTTGGAGTGTCGATGTGGATGTACTCGACTGGGATGTCTGACAACTGGCCCTTCATGTCATCGCCGACGTTGGTGGAGATGATCCACGTCTTGTCGACCTTGGGTGACCTGAGTGCCTTCTCGATGATAAGGGTTCTAATGTCCGTACAATAAGAGATCAGGTTGCTGTTTTTCTGGTGCGGAGGCAGTCCGGACAGTGCCGACATGACCTTGTCGAAGTCGAACACGACGTCGTTGTCGCCCTTGTTCTGCATCACATAGGACGTCTTGCCGCTCGCTGGCGGTCCATGCACGACGAAGACATTCGGCTTGATGCCCTGAGTCGACCCGAATGGACGCAGGGCTCTGCCTTCTTTCTCGTCGGCAGCATTCATCTGCTCGACGACCTTCTTTGCGTAAGAGTAGCCAGACGGGCCACCCCAGAGTTTGTTGGCTATCAGACCGTTTGATGGATACCCCTTGTCGCCACGGTTGAATCCTTCTGCCTTCTCGTCTGACTGATGACGGTCGAAGAATGCCTTCATGCGTCTGATGGTCGACGGAGACAACTGCACCCCGTTGGCCAAGTCTCTCGCCCTGGCAATGCCCACGGCAGTGCCGCCTCTGCCGTGCTCTCTGCGGAGTTTCAGTCCGTACTCAGCCTCACGCTTGACTCCCGATGGAGGCTTGAAGTCAATGTGGCTGTACTTTTCAGGAATCGACATCGAAGTTCTGCTCCTCGCCTGAGTAGTCGTCGAGTAGGTCGCTGTCCCAAATCTCTTCCCACACGCCCTCGATCTTGGCTGTGTCTTCTTCCGACAGCCAGCCGTCGAGCGACGGCATGCCTGGGTACTCCGAGCGGCTGTCTGTGCCGAATCGCTTGGAGAACCGATCGAAGAGTTTGTTTTGCGGGCTCGACCTGTCGGTGATATCGAGCGAGACGTCAACGTCGTCGCCGTTGCCTGCCCACCAGCGAGTGCCCTCGCGGGTCGCGTGCAAGTCCAAGAGAGTCTTGGCGTGCGACAGGTCAGGAGGCAACTTCGCTGCTACGTGAGCCGGGATGGGAGCGTCGAACCCCATGCGAGGCCAGATGGTGTATCCCCTGTAGTAGTTGCCCTTTTCGCCTGCTGCGTTCAGATGGACGCGTGTGACGCCAGCCTTGCGTGCTGCCTCGACGCTAGAGACCATCGCACGATAGAACTCGCGTGCAGCGGTCTGACGCTTCGCCGGGTCTTTCCTAACGCTTTCCGCGACGGTGATCATGTTGTGGTAGATGTTCAGTGACGTCTCTCCAGTGATCGATGACTTCTTCGCTCCCACCACAGAGGAGCCACTGAGGCCGTCCTTCACGCCTGCGATGTCTCGCGAATAGTCGACGAACAGCGGGATCACGCCAGAGCCTGCGAACGGCTGATCGTTCTTGAACTCAGGGGCAGGCCTCACGTAGACAGTCTCGCCGCCTGCGTTGGCTCCAGACATATCGAGCAACTGCGATGGTGTCACGCCAACTGAATCGAGAGACTTGGCGACTTGTTTCGGCGCAGAGATGCCGACTGCCGCATACTTGCCCGCACCATCGAACGGAGGATCGCCCTTGCCATTCTCCCAGTCGTGCTTCCCGTTGGAGTCGCTGATGCTCTCGGAGAACTGAGACGACTTCGCAGGAGCAGCAGCGGTTGAGGTACTCCCATCCTTCGCGCAGTCGTTGCCGCTACCGAACTTGCCGCTATCGTCGCGTCCGCAGTCTGCGGAGCGGGACTGGGTGAGTGGTTTTCTTGGAGTGAAAGAGTACGAAAAGCCAGGGAGCCGTGACGCGAGCGTCTCATTTACTTTGTCGATGATTGACGAGATAGTTGCATCTGAGTAACTGCCGTCGGACTCCATCCGATCCACGGTGTCGCTGTAAGCCATCTCCCAACTATCACGCAGATGCTTTGGAGTAAATGTTTTTCCTGTGGTCGGCCTTGAAATCTGATAGAAGCCATCCGGCCCTACAGTTGTTACCGATATTGCGTTGCCCCACCCAAGCATTCCCCAGTCTGAGTCGCTGGGGCCAAACGTCTCCTTTGAGTCTGGGTGCGTGTGAATCTGATGAAAAGGCCTGTCTCCGGTAAGGAGTTGGAGAGGAATCTCGACGTGTGCATCAAACACGTCCGCAGACTCGCCGACAGCCTTTCCCCTGTCTTGGTGGATCACCTCTCCTGTTTGTGCGTCAATGATCGCCTGATGCTCTGCTTTATCCGACGAAGCCAAGTCGTAAAACTTAGAGATGATGGGAGTTGACGATGACGGAGCGTGGCTGTTTGCTGTCGTGGAAGAGGCAGCGGTTGCCTGACCGCCACTCCCGCCGCCTGTGTCTGGTGCCGTCTTCTCGTTTGACCCGCAGTCGTTTCTGATGCCGCCGCCGTCCCCTGTCGGGCAGAAGGCGCGGCTCGACTTTGAATACCTGGGATGGTCAGCGTGCAGGAGATCATTGTCCCCGACGTACTTGGCGTTCTCCGGACGACCCCTGCGGGCAAGAGTCAGGAAAGCGTTGACCCTCGCCATCGCCCACTGGTCTCTCGTCATTCCAGGCCTGTGACTCACAGAGAAGGCGCCTGCCCCTCTCCGGAAGACAGCCTTGAGTGAAGGAACGCGAACGCGTGTCCAGTTGGGCTTGTCTGATTTCTCCATAGCGGAGTTGTGCTCTTCCGCCTTTGACTTGAGTGCAGCAACCGTCGAGTCTTTGAGTTCGATATCGCCAGACTTTCCGGATGCTGAACCCTCTGCGTTTTTGTCTGAGCCAGTGATGCGGTCCTTCTTAGGTGCGGGTGCGTCTCCGCGAACCTCGGCATCGTTGCCCTCGCCCGTGGGGCAGAAGTCGCGGAAGTCTGTCTTGGCATTCCTTGGAGGCTTCGATGGGTCCTTTGCGTTTCCATACTTTGGAACGCGAACGAAGACCGTGTTGCCAACGCTGACCGAGTCGACTCCACCAGTGACTTCCTTGCCGGTCCGCTTATCGTAGTAGTACGTGGCCGTCTTCGGGTTGTATCCGACCGGAGTCCACGAATCGATGTCGGCAGGGACCTCACGACTGGGGTCGAAGTTTCCCTTTACTGTCGAGTGGGTGTTCTTGTTGGTCTTCCCCCTGCCGATCTTCGTGGCAGCAGTCTCGCCGACCTTGAACGACACGTCTCCCTTCAGGCGAATGATCGAGTCATAACCGATCGCCGTTCCGACGCCAGCGCCTCCGACGTGCTCATGAGCCGTCACGACGTACGTGTCGTGGTTCTCGTACGCAGAGATGTCGATGCGGAGGTCGATCGGGTATCCGGCGGGAAGTTCGCGGTGGGCTCCGACTTTATCCTGCTGCGACGACTTCAGGGACGTCGTGATATCACTGTCGCTTGGTACAGATATGAAGTCCGAGTTCTTCGTCTTTCCTACCGACGAGAAGCCCTCATAAGACGCGAGAGACTTGTCGCCTGCTGAGATGTCGCCGGTGCCCTTGTCGCTTGATGAGCAGTCGTTCTTCACGCCGCCGCCGGTTCCTGTTGGGCAGAAGGCGCGAGAGTCTTTCTTTGGATGATTGTTCAGGACGATCCACTCCGACTCCTGAAAGTCATCAGTTCCGTCCCCAAGTCTTCCAAATCGAGAGAGGTCGAGCCCGGTGGCATTTTCCAGTGTGTAAACAGCCCCGCCGTACGTTTTCGCCCACTTCTCTGCGACCGTCTTGCTTGATGTCCAGCCAAGCAGCGTTGAGTCGTTGTCGCTTGGCGGCTTGTCGTCGCCCCTGTAGAGCGTCGGCGCAGGGGTCGAGTTGTGAATGACTTCATTCAAGAGAGCCTTGGCCTGCTCTCGCATCTTCGAACCTGACGCAGAAGATGGCGATGACTTACCACCGACCTCGTCTTTCAAGTGAAGATCGATTTCAGACGTGAACCCTTTCCATCTGGCGACGGCAGACTTCAGAAGACCGTCACCTGATCCGCATGAGTTGTCGAGCCCGCCGCCGCTTCCGGTGGGGCAGAAGGCGCGAGACTCGATCGTGTATTCAATCTCGTCGAAATCATGAGATCGACCGATCACGCGAGCGATGATTCCCTTGGAGTCAATCTCAAGCGGCTTGACCTTCTTAATCTCAGTCAGCGGATACCCATGCTTGCCGTCTTTTCCGATGTAGTGAGGAGAGTCTGTCGACACTCGATGCTTTTCGTAATCATCATCGAACTCCTTTTTTGTTTTGTAGAACTTCGGCTCGCCTACCTTCATCGTTCCGACGAGAGTCGCCTTGCCTTTTCCGGTCCTGACGATGCCGACAGTCTTTCCGACGTACGGACGTAGCGAGTCTGTTGGGCGAGTCTCGATAGTTTTCTCGCCAGACAGAATCTGGCCAGTGAAGTCTTGGTCCTTGTCGTTGATATTGATGCCAATCTGGCAAGTGTTCCCCGACGCGAACTTGCCATCGGACTCTCGCTCGCACGAACGGGCCTCGTCGCCAGTTGGGCAGAAGGCGCGAGACTCTTTCGCCGATCGCTTCGTTGCTTTCTCAGCAAGAGCAATCACCCGATCGGCGAAGTCTTCGTCCGAGATGCCAGCAGTCGCGTACGCATAGAGCATCTGCTCCCTGCCGCCGAGTGCGTAGTCGTCGAACTCAGTCTCCTGGCGACCGTCTTCAAGGCTTCGCTTCTCGCCCCTGACTTTCTTGGCAGCCGGAAGCCTGCTTTCCTTGTCGGCGGCAAGTCTCGCTATGGTGTCAGAGTACAGCGAGAGCGATCCGACGCTGGTGACCGTCTTCGCGCCAGCGGCTGCGTACGCGTCCTGCTCGTCCTGCCAGAGAATGTCCTGCATGTAGGCGACTGGCTGGCCAGCCTTGCGTGCTGCCTCCCTGGCCACCGCGATCATATTTGAGCGACGCGTGCCGCTTCCTGGGTCTCCCATGAGCGACACGTCGTTGTCGACGATGTTCTTGGCAACCTTGTTCAGCCTTCCGGCGACGCCCTTCTTCTCCTTATAGTCCCCAGCGGCATAGTGCCTGAGCCTTGCAGACGCCCAGATGCGAACGACGTCCGGAACGATTCCGGTGCTCTTCATCTGGTTCGCGGCCTTGAGCAGTTCGTTGCCGTCGACGCCGTGTAACTGATCTGCCGATGCGTTACCTACTTCGGCGACGAGTTTGTCGGCGTGCCTCTTGCCGCTTTCGGCGCTGGCTGGCTTGACTAGTTCGCCAGAGATTCTCCCCCAGGTCCTCGTCCACCAGATGTCGGCAGTGAGATGGTCGAGTTCGCCGTTGTTGTTCGCGAAGAAGGTGCCGACCTTTGGCCCGAACGTGCAGAAGAGAGGGACCTCCTCCCCGACAAGATACGATCCAGGCTTCCACGTCAGGTCGTCGTCATTGCCGCCGAAGATGTCTCCGAAGAACTCTTCGAAGTCTCCAGACTTCATGACCGTGTTCGTGAACAGTTCTCTGGTCTTTGCGAGACCAGCATTCACGTCTACCGTTCCGTCAGTGCGACGCCCCAGTCGATCGACGATCGCCTGATATCGGCCAAGTCCGCTGATGATCGAGCCGCCAGTGACTCCAAACTTTGTCGACGTCGTGACTCGACCGTCTCCACGGAAGAACTTCTGGAGCAGCGAGTCTGTTCGCTGCATGTTTCCAAACGGACTGGCATTCGGGCTCGTCAGGGCCTGCAAAGCACGGAACAAGTGCTCCGCATTCTCTGTATCAATGCTGGTTCCGTCTTTGAGTCTTCCGCCCTTAATCTCTGGGGTAATCTCGCTATAGACTTCGATCTGCCTAGCACGCTCTTCTGGAGAGTAGAACGCTGGCCTGATGCCGCGATCGGTGGCAGTCTGAACTTGATGAACAAGCGACGAAGTGATGTATGACCGCGATGTGCTGTCGAGTTTCTTGCCTGTATTGATTGCAGCACCGCGTTCAGGTGCCTGCTGCTCGACGAGATGCCTTCCGACCTCGACAGTTCCGACGTATTCAGTGCCTTTCGGGAACTCGTAGATCGAGCCGTCGTCGCGGGAGCCTAGGCTTGTGCTGATGATTCTCTTCCCGTCGTCGCTCCTGACGGTCGCCGGAACGGCAACAGCACTCTGAGTGACTGATGCCAGCGACGTGCCGGGTGTCCAGACAATGGACGGCTTCTTGCCAGCATCTGGCTTGCTCGATCCGCCGCCGCCGCCTCCCGCACCGCAGTCGTTGTCTGGCCCAAACCTTCCGCCTTCTTGTCTGTCAGAGTCGTCGCAGGCGCGGCTCTCGATCAGGTCTTCAATCCACTCCTCCATGCTGCGAGACTTGTTCCGCTCGCGGAGTCTCGGGAGCCGGTCCTTCTTCTCTTTGAACTTCTTGTATCCCAGGCTGGACTTGTCGTTGAAGTCTAGCGAGAGCGCGATGTTGCCGCCGTTCTCGTCCCACCAGCGGTCTCCTTCCGTGATGGAGATCAGTTGCTGGATTGTGATGGGCTTCGCACGCAACCCGCGAAGGATCGCAGATGCCGGGACTCGCGTTGCAAACAAGTCTGGCCTGTGCTTCCGCCAGACTTGCTCGACGATGTGCGAAGGAATCTCTCGCTGTGTTCGCTCCGGAATCTCGCCATCGAAACCGAACTGCGGCCAGAGCCTGTAGCCCTTCATGACTCGCGAAGCGTCGCCGACGGCTTCCATGGATGCGGTGGCGAAGCCTAGATCGTCAGCGCGAGCCATGGACTCGACGACTCGCTGCATCATGATGCTCGTCACCCTGGCAACGTCGCGATCAGAAGACCTGTCGAGTTCTTTGGGGACGAGCCCCTCAAAAGCGAGATGCGACTGCGGCCTTCCTTCGTCGTCGAAGAACTGGGTGATCACCGTCTGCGTGTGAACAGAACCGGCGTAGTCCTCTGTCGTGCTCACCGGGATGGCTAGGTTCACGGTCACGAAGTCATCGCCACCGGCAAACACGGCGACGTCTCCGCGTCGAACCACCCCGCCGCCAAGCGTGACGAGATCGTCCATCGTCGGGATGCCGATGTTCTTCATCGCCTCTTGGGTCATCTGCGGATCGGAGATCGAGAAGGAATCCAGCACGTCGCCGCCGGTGACTGGCGGTGCCTTGTCCAACTGATCGTAGGTCATGCTGATCGGCTTCCGCTCGCTCTTCCAGTCGTCGGACGCCTTGGCTGTACCAACAGACGACGGGGGACAGTCGTTCTTCTGACCGCCGCCTTCTCCGGTGGCGCAGTACGCACGAATCTCGGCCCACGCCTGATCCATGACGTCGGCAGACTCTGCGTCGAAGAACGCTTCGAACATGTCGATCGAGCGTGACGAGAACTTGGCTTGCAGCGACTTGAAGCGATTCCAGCCTGGGCTCTCGGAGTCTCCGATGTCGAGAGTCATCTCGATCTCAGAGCCGTTCTGCTCCCACCACTTCTGGCCCTCTTCGGTCTCGTAGAGAGCCTGGACGGTCAACTTCCCCTTCTTGACCTCGTCCTGAGCCCGTGGAGATAGAGCCGCCTTGGGTATCCTGCTTCCGTACGAGTTGAATAAGCCAGTAGCCAGCGTGTACGTCGGCGTGATTTTGCTTCTCGGAATGACGCCGTCGAAGCCCAGCCTCGGCCAGATGCGGTACCCCTTGAAGTCGCTGTGCCCGCTGCTGCCAGCGGCGATCATCTCGACGCGATCGACTCCGATCTTCTCGGCTTGCGTGATGCTATCGACGGTCCCCTTCATCATCTGACGAGCCACTGAGAACTGAGCGTTCTTCTGCGCCTCTTCGCTCACCTTGAGCATCACATACGTCATCGAGAGCGTCTGGTCTTCTGGGTCTCGGTGCAGCGACGCAGCAGTGCTCACGGCTGACTTGATGCCGTTCACAGACATGCTGTTGACGACAGTCACCCTGTCAGACACGACACGCTCAGGTGTGTCGGAAGACATGAACTCCATGATGTCTTTGAGACCGCCATGTGAGATGGTGATATCAGAGTCTGGAGTGACGGCAGCGCACGCCTTGACAGCCTGATCGAGCGTGACTCCGATTTCCTTCAGGGAGTCGGCTGTCAGTTCTCCATCTACGATCGTGACGGACTCTGCTCCAGCAAGAGACTTCGCAGGCGGCTTCGTCGCGAGTTGTTTAGCAGAGTAAGAGACCGTCTCCTGTTTCGACTTCCACGCAGAGGTCGCCCTAGGTGCTGCCGTTGACGTTCCTGCATCTGACGAGGAGCAGTCGTTCTTGATGCCGCCGCCGTCGCCAGTGGCGCAGAACGCTCTGTACTCTTCCTGCGAGAATCCTTCCTCTAGGAAGATCATGCGGTCTCTCCAGCGGACAAGATGCTCTCGTAGATGCTCACCATCGGCTCGGAGTATTCCTTTCCTGCCCAGGCTCCGGACAGGAACTCAGCCATGAACTCGCGACCGTTGGTGCAGGCGTACCGCGACACCTCAGACGAGATGGCAGACCGCTGCTCGTCGGTGAACGTGACGTCGATGGACGACACGTACGAACGCTCGCTGGCGTTCTTGTGGAAGAGGTGCGCCAGTTCGTGCATCAGCGGATTCGGCTGGGAGAGCCAGCCCGACTCGCATGACTTCTTGAACGACTCTACAGAGCCTTCGCCGATGGCGTTGGACACGTAGATCGTGCCAGACGCATCATCGTACGCGGCAATGGCGTGGCTTCCGGAGAAGTCGCGGAACTCGACGTTGACGCTCGACTCCGTGTCGAAGGCGCGGAGTTCTGCGATCAGTCGTTCTGCGTCTCCTGATCCTCGTACAGTTCCGGCATGTCCTCCGGACCGTCCTTGTACCAGAAGTCCGGAAGCGTCTTGCCGTCGGCCTTCATCATCGCTTCCATCCAGGCCCTCATCGCGCGGAAGGTCTTGAGCGCTGAGCCCCCGGTCGGAATGTCGACTCTCGTTATCGGCTTCTCGTCGGCCATGCTTCCTCACCTCTCTGATCAAGGACAGAACTGCGTCCTCAGTGGAAGTATATCCAGACATTTCCAAAGAGCGAACGCTATTTTTTCCATGACGCGAGAGTTCAGCCGCGTGGTCTTCGTCCTGCAAGTCAGGAGAGTCTTGGTCATAGACTTGCGCCACGGTCGCCGCTTTTCTTGTTTTCGCGAAGCCCTTGTCCCAGTCTTCTGGCTTTCGTGAGTCTTGGTTCTCGTACTTGACCCAAGTCTCCTTGAGAGTCCCCAGGTTGAAGACCGCGAGTTGGCCAGCGTTTCTTCCGGCCTCCAACGCCTGCTCGGCTTGGTCAGGCTCAAATCGCGTCGAGACATCCAAGTGGTACACGCCGTCTGCTGTCAACCATCCGCCAATGAACCTATCGGAGCGACCACTGATCACGTCTTTGTTTTTCGAAATCCAGTCCCGAAGCGCGTCGAAGGCGACCTGCGTGCCCATGTCGCTCTTCTTGATCTGGAGATTCCTGTTTGATCCGTTCTTGAACTCCGAGACCATGATCCCCGTGGAGGGCTGGTCGGCTGAATACGGATCAAGCGTGACGCCGTACGGGTTTGCAGCAATCTTTTCCAGAAGTTGCGAGGTGTCGATGTCCGAGTCGCTGCGAGCGCTGCTGCCGCCGCTCCCGCCGCCGGTGTCGGGCGATGACTTCTCGTTGCCGCAGTCGTTCTTTATGCCGCCGCCTTTGCCGGTTGCGCAGAACGCGCGAGACTGAAGGAGTTTCTTCTTGTCGTTGACGACGTACTCCTTGCTGCCGTGGCCGATCGTGACTGGATACTCCTTGCCAGCACCAAAGAGCCTGTCGCTGATCGCCTCGGGCATTGCGTCCTTGGCAATCGACAGGACCTCCTCGACCTTCTTCTCGTCAATCGGGTCCACCGAGTCGACGTGAGCGCCGTTGTAGCCGACGTTGATGTGATACAACTCGTTGCCCGAATGATCGCGGACGAAGATGTTGACCTTCCCGTCCTCCATGTCGACGCTCGATCGCCCCGGCTTGCCGCCGAGTTTGGTGACCATGTCCTTTACTTTTCGCTCGGTTGTTCCCAACTGATACAACTTGCGGGCAACGCGAGTCTGCTTCTTGTTTCCATCTCCTCGACGCAGGCCACGCACCGGAGAGTCAGTCGGGCTATCATCACTGCCACCGGCGCACTTGTTGCCAGACTTGAATCCACCGGAGCCAGTGCCGCAGTCTCGCTTCTCTGGGTCTGGCTTAGGCTCAGACTTGATGCCCTTGGGAGACTCAATCGGAGCAGAGCCCGTCTTGACCTCTGGCAGGCTCGGAGGACCGCCTGGGGCAGGGGGAGGAGCACCGCCGCCCATCGGGTCTGGCTTGGGCTTGCTGGCATCTTCCAGCGTCTGCATGTTCATCGCGACGAAGTGATGGTCAGCCTCAGGCCCAAGAGGCGGAAGGTTCTCTAAGCGTCTCACTTCGTTAATCGAAAGAACGCCTAGGTTTGTCATCGTACTATAGTACCCCGCGCGACTGTTTGAGTCGCCGCGAAGCAGACCACGAACGTCGAACTCTGCCACGAAGAGATCGTCGTTGTAGATCAGCGATCGGCTGATCGCGCTCTCGATACGCCTGAGCCACGGGACGAGGGTGTAGGTGACGAACTCCTGGCCAGCCACTTCAAGGTTGCCGCCGCTCTGGCCCTGCACTAAATGCAAAGGCAACCTGTAGACCCTCGCGATCTCCTCGCTCTGAAAACGCCTTGAATCTATGAACTGCGACTGCTCTTGCGTGAACCCAAGAGGCTCGGCCTTGAGCCCATTGGTGAGGACAGCCGTTCGCCAACTTTGCGACACGCCGCGATGAAGTCTCTCCCAGTTGTCCCTGAGACGCTCGGCTGCCTCGGCAGAGAGCGAGCCCTCTGTCTGGAGCACGACGCCTGGGCGGGCTGAGTTCGCCCAATACTTGCTGGCGTGAATCTCGCAGGCCCTCGCCAACGCAATCGCCTCGCGGGCGACCTCGACAGGAACCATGCCCTTGATCCCGTCCTGCTCGGGTGTCCACCTGACGTGCATGATCTGGTCCTGGGTGTAACGCTCCAGGCGACCAGTCTCTGGGTTCGTGTACGAGTACCGGAGACGTCCGTTCTCAAGTCTCTCGACATCCATACGAGACGGATGGAGGTTGATGAGTTCAGACACAGCCCCGTACTTGCCAGACTTGATCTGCGTGTACGAGTTGCCCCAGAGGCACAGGGTCATGACGAGTTGCTCGACCCATTCGAACTTTGTCTGCCATGAGTTTGGAGCGAACGAGAGGACCTTGTAGAGCGGGATGTCCCTAGCGATCACCTTCGTTCCGTCTTCGCCACGCCGGTAGACATGGAGAGGCAACGAACTGATGCTCTCGGCGAGGATGCGGCAGCACGCCAGCACGACCGTTGACTGAAGGGCAGTCTCAGGAGTGACTCGCACGCCTGCGTCTGTCCTCCACTTGCCCATGTAGGGATCGTCACTGAGAAGCAGATTGTTCCAAGAGATGCTGCGAACCTCGGGCTCGGCCAAGCCGCGTTCTGGTGTCCAGACAACTTCGGACAGGATTCGCTCTTCGCTGTTGCTCATAGGACGATGATCTCTGGGTCTGGCGTCTTCTGTGCTGTTTCGGCGTCGCTGGCAAGTGCCAGGGCCATGACGAGGGCGATCATTCCGTCGACTCGCGATGGGCTCATCGGACTGGGCTTCGCAATCTTGATGTAGCCGTCAGCATTGGTCTTGGTGGTGCAGTTTCCTGCCATCCAGTTGAGGATCGGATTGTCGTTTGTTCGAAGCCGCCCTTGCGTAATCAGTCCATCGAGTGCGCGAGTCGGCGTGTTCATCGCCGAAAAGTTCTGACTAAACCCTAGCACGTCAAGTCCTTCCGCCTGAAGTTGTTGTACGAGATAGTGGCTGTTGTATGGATCGGTGGCGATTCTCCTGATGGTCCGCTCCTTGGCGAAGGCCAGGATGTCCTTCTTTATGAACTCGTAGTCACAAGTGTCGCCTGGAGTCAGCGTCAGGCCGGTGCGAGGGTCCTTGGCCCATTGCACGTAGGGAACCTCTTCGCGGCGGGTCGCGGCGTTGTCTGCCGGTATCCAGAACTTGCAGATCACGTCGAAGACGTCGTCGTGGCCTTTGCTCACAGCCACGAACGCGTTAACGTCCCACGTTTGTGCTAGGTCGAGTCCTGCGTGCCAGACCCTCGACGAGTCGAGCCTGTCTGAGTGTCCCTTGCACTTGTCCCAGTTGGTCAGGTTCACGAACTTGTCTGTTCCTGATACCCAGACATTGAGCCTGTAGCGAAGGAAAGACGAGAGTTTGGAACTGGAGCCCTCGGCCTCGCGGACGTCTGCCTTGAAACTCTCCTCGTCCATCGTCACGCCGAATGACGGATTCGCAGCCCGCCAGACAGCAGGGTCTCGATAGTCGTCTTCGGGAGCCGCCGCCGCTACGTAGGCAAAGAACTGAGGGTCGGCTGACGGGTCCTGCATGACCTTCAGAGCATGTTCGTGCTGCTCGTAGCAGATCGACGAGCGATCGTAGCCAGCCGTGGTAATCGCCAGGACGAGACTCTGGCTTCTGGAGATGCCGCCGTACCTGATCGCGTCCCAGAGCCGCCGGTCTTTTGCAGAGTGCAACTCGTCATAGCAGAGCCCATGAATATTCAGACCCTCTGCCCGGTTGCTGTCGCTGGAGATGACCTTCCAGAACGAGTTGGTCGGGACGCACGCGACTGTCTTCCGAGAGTCGATGATCTCAAGTCTCTTGGACAGATACGGACTCGCCCTGACGAGTTCCGCCATCTGCTTGTAGACGATGCCCGCCTGCTCGCGAGACGTAGCCGCCCCGAAGCACTCAGCAGCGGCTTCGCCGTCAGCGACCGTCAGATAGAGAGAGATGCCAGAGAGAAGAGTCGATTTGCCTCAGGTCCTTCGCCCCCGCAGCATCCAGCCGCAGGGGCGAAGGCACCATTTTTTTTGGGCACCTCGATATATCCGATCCGATATCTTCGCGTGTCGGTCTCGACCCGCATCCACCCAAAGAGTTCCTCGATCACTTCGTCCCTCTGCCAGGGCAGCAGCGTGAACGGCTGCCCCGCGAACTGACCCTTGGAGTGGATCAGGAAGTTTTCGAAGAAGCCAACGGCGTGGTCGGCCTTGGCTTGATCGAAGTAGTATTCGAAGCCCTTCTCAAGCGCCTCGGCTCTTGATATACGCTTCCAGCGGGTCTTCGGCGGCAGGGGCATGCGATACCTTCATGGTCGAGCGTGCCGCCGCTGTCATCCCGAACTGCTGCTCGATTCGCATCAGTTCCGCAGGCAGGCTCTTAAACAGCGATCCCTCCGCTGTGAGTTGACTGTACCCAGTCTGGGTCAACTGAGTCATTCCATTTTCTTGGACATGCTTCACGACATGGAGCCACTGTTCGTGCATGAGACAGTACCGCTCGATCACGCCGCGATCGGCCTGGGTGAACACACCCATCGAAGAGAGAAGGGGAGCGACCTCGTTCCACTTGTCGAGGGCCGCTCCAGTGAGTCGCGGAGGAGGAGCAACGTCAGCCGGTGGTGGCGTCGGCTCTTCCTCGTTGATGGCTCGTTGGCCTGGGTTGCCGCGTAAGACTTTGAGACTTGTCGGTGTCGGGATTCTGCCCATTTTGTTCCGACGACTTTTTTTCGGCCTGAGGGAGGCTCAGGGGCCAGCCCTGGAAAAAGTGCGTTTTTCTCGGGTAAAAAGCCCCCCCCAAAAATATCGCAGCCGCTCACGGATGCA